TGATGTCAAAACTCCAGTTCAGTATCGCACCGTCGAACATAGTGTTGTGGGCCAGCACCATCTTATCAGACCAGTCATAACCCATCAGGTAGTCTTTGATCTGAGCATGTGTGCCGCTGACCCACTCAGTTTTTTCATCCCACTGCTTTACCGCAACCCCAATAACTTCAAAGTCGCGGTGGCGAACATAATTTTCAGTAGTGAGTTTAGACAGGGAATAATCCCTGTCATAGAACGTTTCAAAGTCCAAAGTTATTAGCTTCATTAATCGCTACCCGCGATCTCGCCACCAATAGCCGCATACCCACAGATGTCGATATACGTGTCAACATCCTTCGGGCCATCCCCATGCAAGCGGGATATCTTTAGCAGCACCATCATAGCAGCAACGTCACGTGGGGATATAAAATTGTTTAACCCTAGATGCGCGTTCCAATACCCAGCGATGCGCTCAAAGCTATCGGAGGCATCCCCGTACTCTTCGTGGCGCTCGCCGTTGATAAGCTGATCTGCCGCCGATAATATGTTAGAGCGTTTGTTTGTTTCACGTGGAACAATCTCTTTACCACCCTCTAAATACATGTCAAACGAACCAAGTGTTTCTGTGGCCTCGCGCTTCGCTTCCAACTCAGCAAAGTATTTAGCATCCGCTTCCGCTTCCGCTGCGTAGTCGGTGTCGTCTATGTGCAACTCCTTCGGTGCATCCAAAACTTCTTGCGGCGTTCCAATCTTCTGCATCAGCTTCCACACATACCCGTAGGACGTTCCTGTGCCCTTGGCGATTTCTATTATTTTTGCCTTGGGATGTTTAACTCTGTAGGCCCAAATCTTTTCTTGCTTCTTAGTCATGTTATTCTCCTAGTTTCCATTCGGGCATCTGCCCGATTACGTTTTTGGGATCTGGTATCGCAGAGCAGCCGTAGCCACCCTGCGAACCAGTATGGGGTCAATGGCCTAAGTACATCCGAAACGCCAGACTGATAACTCCCTAGCGTAACGGGCGAAAGGTGCGGCCACCCCCCACTGCCGTGGATATTTCATGTAGGGGTCTCTCACGGCTCTACCCCATCGCCTCGGAATACCCAACTAACCGGACGATAAGTCAAACAGTGTCCTGCTTAAACGTAATACGTTATCCTCATTGATGACAAGCGCGGTGCCACCTGCGGCACGTATCTCGTCAAGATTTTTTTCCTGCAATGGTGTTGGCTTGTTCTTGCCAGCTTTGCATTCAATACCAATAAACAAACCCTTGTAGCAGACTACTATATCAGGCACACCGCTGCGCCCATAGCCACCAGTAACAGGGTAAAAGTAATAGGCACTCAACTCTTTGAGTACCTGCACTGCCTTCTTTTTTACCTTTGCCTCTGGGGTCATTACTTCGCCAACTTTTGTATTGTGTCAAGGAACCCCTTAACTTCTTTACGGCAAGACTGAATGTTTGTCAGAGTACGATGCATATCAGCCATCTGCTTCTCAAAAGTCAGTATGCTTGCTTTGAGATCAGCGATATGCGTATCGGTGCGATCAATCCACAGATGCGCTTCACCCACACTTAACTGGTCATCCTCATTGCCATCGGGGCCAAACATATCTTCGCGTATTGCTTTGACCCAACCCCACATTATGCCATTCTCTAATGCGTCAGCCACAGTCTTATCCGTTTCGGATTTTGTGTAACACTGTTTATCAATGCTATATACATCTTGCAGCATCAACATGATGTCACGCTTCTGTTCGCGTGACGGTTGACGGTTTGGTTCGATTTTGGTTACGTTAGTTTTATTCACTTTTTTCTCCTTCCGCTTTGCCATACAAGCATCGCATACTGTTTCTCTTTGATATATTTTCCAACCCAGCTTATGCAGTTTCTGGATAATCGTTTTATTGTTTTGGAACTCGGGCTTGGATTTACGACTTCCGTGCATGCACGTCACAAATATTTCGGCTTTACATTCATCGCAGACACACTTCGCCTGTTCCTTCCCGTCTTTATAGACAGCAGTAATAGTCATAGCGTTGCCCCCTAATAAGTTTTACCCACGTACCACGCAGCGGCCATCAGTGAAGCTGTTATGACAACCCAGACGTAAATCTTGGGTACACGGATGACGAAATAATTATGCGTATCGACAGCAGTGGTAACGTTGGGGTTGGTACGGGGTTTTTGAGTAGCCTCCTTCTCCTTAACAGGTTTTGTCTTAGCCTTCGTCTTGGCTGCCTGTACGGGCGGAGCTATATTTCCACGAGAATTGGTAGTAGCGTTGGGTGACGCGTTATCTGCATAAGTAAAAGTTTCCCACTGACCCTTACCTTTTTTTGAGTGGTTACCGTAGCACACAGGGCCGTAATGCGATATCAACTTTTCACGCGCTTCACCTGTCACGGTATCGGGAATGAACCAACACATATCATCCCAAAGTGCGCCCATTGCCTTGGCCTGTTCCTTTGTCTCAAACGTAACATGGCGTAAGTAATACTTTGGTTTGGCCCGCACGGGCTTTTTAAAAACTTCTACAACCTCTTCATCAGTTAGGTTGGGATCTTTAAACGCTTGTACTGTTACCTCCTTTGTTGGCTCGTCAGCCTCATCCCAACCATCCAGTATTTCAGCTAACACAGGGTTATCCGTGAACCTTGATGACTTTTTAGGGCGATCTGTCGGCTTTTTCTGTGTCCAAACATCAAAATTCTCAGCAAGCTCTTCCAGCGTAATTGGCAGCGGTGCTAGCTTGTTCATTGCATACATCTTTGCCCGCACGCTTTTAGGTGTACGCCCAAGTGATGCCGCAATTTCGATATGGGTCTTGCCCTTAATCCTAGCCGTTAACAGCTCATTGATTTCTTTATTGGTAAAATGTCTCATAATCTTCTCCTTGTTATTCGGGTACATGCCCGATTTCATTTTATAACCCAGTACGTGTTCTCCTCTGGCCTTGACCCTACACCGTCAATTTCGTCCAGAGGATTTGGCTCTAACACAGATAGCGAGTTAACCCTGTCTTGTACCCATTTAGGGGTATCATTAAGTGACATGTAAAACTCTGTGCTATAGTTGTCAAGTGATAAACTACCAAAACATTGTACACGGATACATGAAGTAGTAGGGTCTATTATGACCCTACATGTTGTATCACCTGACGGATCACGCATCTAAAAACGGGTTTGCTTCGTCAACGTGAATTGTGTAGGCGGTGTCACAATGCTTGAAACCAACACCCTCGACATAGCTTTCGTTGGGCATGATCTGCAACGTCGATACCCTGTTAACAATCCAGTCGGGCACCTCCTCTTGGAGATATACTTCATGACCTGACACGTCAGATATTGATGGGTGGTAGTCTCGCCCGTTCGCCACGTTCACCGTGCCGATCATCTTATCGCCATATTTGTTGGTGCGCATCTCGACGTAAAGCACGGGTATAATTTTATCGTTACGTTTATGCATCACGTCAAACTTGTTAAGCAGATCCAACACACCCTCCTTGATGCTTTGGTCGCTGAACTGATAGCCTGTCGATATCATGTGTTTGAACTCACTGAGCAACCTGTGACCCTTTGGCCTGAAGTCTATCTGCAAGTCCAACTTCTTAGCCGATACCCTGACATCTGAAGCAGCCTCACCTTGCACGTTACATATAGAAGTAGCGGCTTTGTAGTTAGATATTCTAGCGCCCTCCTCCATGGTGTAACTTCTCAGCATTTGCGCAGCACGTTTGATAGCCTTGTCACGGAGATCGTACATGACCATGTGATGCTGCACTTTGTCCGAGCGATACTTGTTGTTTTCATGGAACGGCGAGAACACGCAAAACTTGGGCGGTTTGGCCGTGCTAGCAGTAAGATAATCGCCGTACCCGATCCAACCCATGACGTAGGTATCGCCCTCGCGGTAGATGTAAGCTGACCTGTTGTCACGCAATTTAAAGGACGTGCCACGTAACTCACTACACAGTAGCTTGGCATATTCCATCGTAACAATGGTTAGTTGTGATGGCGTGGAAGCATCTGTGATATATGTGCTCACAAGGACATCGTGGTTCCGTCCAGCTTCGTGGACCAATGTATGTTCAGTCATTAGTTATTCTCCATTTCCTGTTCGGGTACATGCCCGATTGATGGTTTGGCCTTTGGCCTTATTGTTGAAGACAGTGTATGTGCATGGATCATCGAAATTGCATCGACCACACACGCCATCAGTAAAGTATTCTTCTTTCACGCAGATGAGAC